CTCATTGCGTCGTCCAAGTTCAGACCAAATCTTTGTTTTCCATCCTTCGACAATCTTCCCTGTGGAGTAATTCTCTCTGCTTTGTTGATGAATGTTTTTGCTCTCGGTGTCGGCCACATTCTTACTTCCCGATAGGTCTTGCCGTCTAAATTCATTTCTTTGATTAGTTCGGGATTCTGTAATACTCCGAGTGTTGCTCTCTTCCCTAGACCTAGACTCCCATCTTTGTTGTTTCGGTTGATCTTTCTTAACGTTCCGTTCTTCGTCATTCTGAATCTGTCGTCTTTTCCAATTATCGCTCCCGCTCCTGCATCCGAGCTCACTGGAGTTGGTAGCAATGATCCAGACTCTTTCTCTTCGGTGCGGAGCACCGACGCCTGCAGCTGGAATAATGAACGGTTGAACTTCGTATCCTTCACTTTCCAAGTCAGTGCACACAGTCTCGAAGACCACGCCGTCTTGGATGTTAATAATTCCTCTGACATTCTCGCCAATAACGAACCTCGGTTTGAATGCCTTGATAATGCGAAACATCTCTGGCCAGAGATGTCTGTCGTCACTCGTTCCTTTTTGTTTGCCTGCGACCGAGAACGGTTGGCACGGGAAACCTCCTGTGATGACATCGGGAGATGGAATTCCATCTGCCTCGAATCCTTCTTTCGTGATTTTTTTGACATCGTCATATATCTTAACTCCTTTCCAATGTTTTTGCAGCAACAGTTTGCAGTATTTGTCGATCTCGCAAAAGGCTACGGTTTCAAAATTTCCTGTTCGTTCTAGTCCTAAACTAAAACCTCCTATGCCACTAAAGAGATCTAGAATTTTTAATATGGGTTTTGTCATAATGCATTTTACAATACGAGGATTTATTCCAATGTTCCCTTCCACAAAAAAGTTGTGGATCAGTGAGTTTGTCCCATAAGGGAAATTTGCATTGACCATTGGTTAAACTTTCTAGTGGAGTTGGGTTTTCTGGTTCAATCACTATAGGTAAAGACTCCCGTGGACGTTTAATTCCATGTGCTCCACCCCGTTTTCTTGGAGTGAAATTAAGCCGATTCGCTTTTCCAATAATTGCATTCTTGCTAACACCAAATACTTCAGCAATTTCGGTAGCTGCATCACCCTGTTCCCATAGTTCTTTTAGTTTTTCTATTTTTTTATCAGTCCAGTTCATATTTTCTTTTTAATTTGTTCATAATATTGATCCACTCGTTTTAAAAATTCGTGTTGATACTTGACAAACTCTTTTCCCTTAATAACAAAACATTGAAACTCCGTGGATGGGGGTGGAGTACACATTAAAATAACACCTTGATCTATTTTAGTTCTATGCACATAATTATGAGCCATTCCATAAGCTCCAAGCTGAATACAATAATCCTCGATCCATTCCCTTCTTTTTAATTTGTTACTTTGCTTAAAGTCTATTATACTTTCACGCGAATTATAAATTCCCACCACATCAGTCGCTCCCGCATATAAATTAGGGTAGTATAGGGTCACTTCTGACCCCCAAACCTCTGTAAGCTGCTCCTTGAGCCCTTCATCGATGACTTTTTGAGCCATGATCCGTGAGACCTGACCCATTTCAGTCATATCAAGATGCCCCTTGCCTGCAATATACTTCTCTAAATGGGTATGCATTGCCGTTCCTCTTGTGGCAGCACTATCCCTTATATCATCAGCCTTCTTAGTTCCAACCCGTTCTCTCCATTCAGCAAGCTTCTGTTTCTTTTCTTCAGGCATTGTGGCTTGAAGGATCGTCGTTACACTCGGTAGCTTTTGTTTACCAATGTCGTAGTGTCGTAGTCCATCGGTTGAACTTCGGCTGCAAGGAGGATATTTAAATTTTCTATTTAGTTTCATAATTTTGTAGGGTGGATGCCATACCAGCAGTGATGATTGCTGCATCCATGAGGATGCATAAGGTTAAAAGGTGCTAGTATAGCTTTAACCAGAGACCACCCAGGGTTCCCTGTCAATGTTCCTTGTAACCTAACTCTAAATTTCATATTAAATCCATCCAAACGTTTTCATTAGTAAATATAACACAATGAAAATGAACATCATAAACAAAACAACTTCTTCTGGAAAATTTTTCAATTGAGTTTTTTATTGGGTTCATAGGGTTTAACTTCTGTATTTAATAAAACAGTTTGAATCATTTTTTTGTATTCATCGTCGGTGAGATGAGTCTTATAAAGACGCATCGCAACTGCCATATAGGTGGCTGCCACCATTTGAATGGGATATTGTTTCTCGTAAATGACAGCATCTCTAAAAATTTCATTATATATTTCCTCTAATTCTTTTTTTTCATCATTTTCATCAGACATCGATGAACCTCTCTGTATTTAATGCATGTAAGTTATCGTTTTCGTTCTCCTTAATTTTCTTTTGCAGATACCACTCGTGTCGTTTAGCTTTAACATCGGGTCTTGCATTGTATTTTCTAATATATTCCTTTTTAACTTCAGTAACTTGGGGTTGCGAGTGATAATCCTTTTGGTATTTCTTTCTATTTTTTACACGTTTTGCAATGACTTCAGGTCTTTTGTAATAAACTTCTCTCATATAAATTCTTTTTTTCTCTTTATTTTCTTCCTTGTCGTAGTATTTCTTACGAGCTCTATATCTACTTTCTGCATATTTGTGCATTTTAAAAAATCAACACTAAAAATATTCCAAATCCGACTAATACAAGTAGCTGCCATAGAAATAAATGAAGCATTAATACCTCTTAAAAACCAATCTCCACGCCCAAGAACGAAGAATAGAAACACACATAAAAATAACGGCGATGTGAAAGCTTTCCCAAACGGTGGGGTACATTCCAAAGAATGGAAAAACAAATAATTGCAGTGCGGTTGCTAAAATTAGACCTGAACCCACATCAATGAAACTTTCAATTAGTTGTCGCATAAAAATCATCACCTAATTTAATTTCAAAATCTTCTTTATCTTCCTTGCCATCATCATCTGTTCCATACTCTTTGACAACTGCACGACCTGTTTCTGTTTCTTTCGTATTTTCTGTTCCCCAATTTTTGACATAATAGTCATACGTTTTACCAACGTCATCACCATCTTTGTCAATTTCAAGGGTAGCCCCACCAAGATATACTTTCTTATCAATTAAATCGCTTTTGTCTTTTGCTAAAACTTTATATTTAACTGTAAAAATTATATCTTCTTCTACTTCAAATTCTTTTAAACCCACATCTTTTTCGTCGGTGTCAGGTTTACATTCGAACTTAAATTTACTTGTCCAATCGTCCCAGCCCATATTATTTTACCTCCTTTTCTATCCAGTCTTTCTTTTCACTATTAAAAACTACTTCCTTAATAGTTGTATCTACATCTTCAATATCTTCCTTATCTTCTTTAATACAGATACACTCAGAACTTTGGTTTTGATTTTCTGCAAGATAAAGTGCATCTTTTTCAGTTTGGTTTGGGATTAAGTAAGTGTCATTATGTCGTACATCATAACTCAATGTTACTTTCCAATCTTTTTTTTCTTCTTTATTTTGCATCTTTAATCCTTTCTGCTATGTATTCATAAATAGGGGTATTGCCTCCTACTCCACCTGATTTTATTTTTTTCTGTACTAATGAAATCTTATCTCCTGATTCTAGAGATCTTACGTACTCAGAAAAGTCTCTTATTTTTTTATCATATCCCGATTCTTCAGCCAAAAAACCTCTGTGATAGACAATTCTATCACCATGTTTTGCTTTTTTTATAAACTGATCCATTTCTTCAATTGTCATTTTTTTCTCCTTTATATTGTTTTTTCGTTTTTGCTTGGCTACTCAGAATTGCATTGTACTCATTGAAGTAGGGATTCAAATCACTACAAGGAATCCCTCTTCTTTTACTCCAATAATTAATGGCTTTTATTCTTCTGTCTTGCCAACTTGTTATTTTTTCTTTCATATATATATATTTAACGATAAAATTATGTCTTAATTATGGCTTTTTATCGGTATTTTCTGCCTTATTTCCTTCTTTCTTTTTAGGTGATGCTAAACTAGCCAACATCGCTATTAATGGAGCGACTTCACCATAAGGTCTATTCCACATATAAGATAACAATTGTTTCCTTTGTTCTTCGGTTAATGTGAACATTTATCTCCTTCCTTTTCTTTTTTTCTTTGTTTTTCTTTTTTTCTTAACTTTTCCTGTTTTTTTAGTCTTGCTTAAAGATATAACACCATAAGCTGAACTAAGTACAAATGCTCCAACGGCTAATGCTAAGAAAAAAGATAGATAGCAAAGTGTAAATGCTATCGTCTGTTGTTTTTCTACTTTACTCTTATCCTTTTCTATTACTTTAGGTTCTGCTTCTATTGAGGAAACTAACACTTCTTCTTTAACTTTTGTTATAGGTGCATATTCTCCTGTTAAATTTCCGGAATAATATTTTTTATTGTAAATTTTAATTTCAGATTGTCCTATTTCGAAGGTAGCTTTAGCTGTTTTAATGGAGGCTTTGGCTGTTTCATAAAGGTGGGTTTTAACATCTTTTTTTGTTGCAACCGTAGTTATTAAATCAAAACCATTGTATGCCTTAGCATAGGAATTATGGCTTACCGCAAAACCCGTAGTGCTTGATACTATAGCAATCGGACCACCACAGCCACTTATAAGAGTGGATATTAAAATTAAGAAACCAATTTGTTTTTTCATCATAAACCTGCTTTCCTAGCTTCCTTTAACTGTATATCATTTTCAGTTATAGGTATACATAAAGGACAAGGCTGTGTAATCCAAACTTTTCGTTTTTCCTCTGTATCTTCCCAAATCTGCCTAATTTTTATATGGTCGTTTCCCTTACATAGTTCGCACATTTTGATCATAAACCCTCCACCCTTTATCTTTTAGTACTTTATTTTTTATTTTTTCTCTTACATATGCATGATTTCTTCCTGCAAATTCGCAAATATTTTGAAATTCCTTGCTACCACCCAATAACCAACTGCGGGCAGAATCTTTAGAAATGTTGTCCGCAGTTTTAAAAGCATCGTGAACGGCTTGAGTTAAAACAGCAACAAAAAGTTTTTGTTCGGGTTCCATGACATGATTATATTCGCCGAAAGAACTTGTAAATAAATTTCGAAAACTATTGTTTGATCTTCCCATTCGCTTTTGCTGCTTTCTCTATCTTTCTAATTTTATCTTTTGCCAAAAACTCAATTGTTTTTGACAATGACAAAGGAATATCAAATACTTCTTTACTCAGCATCTGAATGTCCTTATAGGTTTCCTTAGATAAGGAAACATTTTTATATCTTGTTATATCTGTCATTTATTCTCCTTATTATGTATTTTATGGGATATTATAATGATTTATTAAGAACTGTCAATGACAAAATTTATTTTAGTTCTGCAAATTTGCAGTGCTCTTTACACACCCTGTTTACATCCTATTCAAGATCCAACACTCTATGATACTTGGCAGAATTGCGGTATTGCTGGGTATGAACAAGGGTTGGACGTTTTTAAAAGTTTGGAATCAAAAACCATTGAAGATAGTAGAATATATGTTAAATTTAAATGTGAAGAAGTGAAATCTCCCAATATTTGACAATGTGGCAGAATTGTGGTAAGAAAAATTTCTTACCTACTATTATCCCTCTATTCTAATTTAAATTTCCCTCGGAGTAGGGGGTTTGACTATCCTCCCCAACCATGAGTATCATCATGAACGACACAATTTGAAGGTGGATATAATGGGTTGGGTTTGTTCATATTCTTTACATAATTGACTATTAGCAACGATGCAAGAAAAATGTTGGAATTCCTTGTTAATTTGTAATTTTTTGTAAAGAAATTTTTTACAAATTGTAAAAGTTGTTAACCTTGGCCACGTGATTTTTTTCTGTGAGGGATTCGCTTAGAATAAGCTTTTGCGTGTCTGCCAGGTCTCTTTTTATGAGTTCGTTTCTTATAGTTAGAGGCACCGAATAGTGGCTTCTTACGAGCCATTTTTTAAATCTAGCTTGGAAGAGAAAGTATTTGATCCAATTGGAAGATAACTAATAACACCGTTTACCTTCTGCTCTAGATTTTCACCACAATTAACACAACGATATCTATCTGTAACTATGGAAATCATTAATGTTGGTTGATCACAAGTTGGGCATCTCCCTGTGACAACTTCGGTTCTTAGATCTATTTTATTAAACATTATTGAGTACTTAGTGGATTAGAAGTATTTATTTTAATTTCTTCTATTTGAAGTTTTAAGAGTTCAATTTCTGTAGCATTAACTGCTGAAGATTTACTATTATCAGCAATTTTTTGACCATTATCAGTAATTTTTTTATCCAACGGTGCTAAATTTACTGTTTCTTGCTTAATATTAGATAGTGCTTCTAATTGAGTTGTAATTTCGCCATATTTAACAAAGCCCCCACCAATAGCTACAATAGCAGCTATCAATGCAGCTATACCCGCGAGTTGATCTTTTAATTTAAATTTACCCATTTTTTAATAATTCCAATTCTTTTAATAATCTCTGTTTTTTAAGATTAATTTTATGTAAGGCTTTTGCCTTAATTGCCACTTTATCATTTTTAATGTAGCTTGCAAGACTAACATTATCGTAAATTTGTCTATTATCAAAGATGTTTAATTGGTCTAAATAAATATTTTTTGGCTTATAAAATATTGCATTTTTATATAAAGAAAGAGAAGCCTGTTCACTAGCCATAGCTTCTAATTTTATAAGATTTTTGATTTGTAGATTTTTAGCAATGTCCTTGATGTTAGCATCAACTTTATCCATTACTCTGTCAATATTTTTAACGAGAGCTTTTTCCGATTGTATCTTTTTTTGTTCGGAAGCACTTGCTGACGAAACCTTTGTAGGGCTTTCGCTATTGGATTCCTCTTCAGCAACTTTTTCTTGCGCTTCTTTTTTTTCGGCAACCGATTCTTCTTTTATCTCTTCTTCTTTTTCTTCTTCGATTGCTTCTTCTTTTTCTTGTTTTTCTTTGATTTTTTCTTTTTCATTTGTGTTTTTTACCACTTTAGTGGTGGTATTTGCAACTGTTTCTTTTTCCTCCATTATTGTTTCTTCTTCAATAATTTCTTCTTCCTGTGCAACCATTTCCTCTTCTTCAGAAACCATTGGTAAGAAAGTTTCGACGATCTCGTTTGTTTCCTCATAAAATTCCTCCATAGGTTCTTCCATTACTATTTCCTCTTCTACAAACTCTTCTTCAAAAGACATTTCTTCTTCCATAAAAAATTCTTCAAAAAATTCTTCTGAGAATGAAAATTCCATAGTTGTTGTTTCCATTTCAAATACTGGTTCGTCAAAGGTCATCTCTTCATTAAATGAAAATTCTTCTTCTTCAAAATAGAACTCTTCCATATCTTCAAACACTTCTCCCTGTAAATCTTCTAGTGTTTCTTCTATGTCTTCTAATGCTGTTGATGTTTCTGTATCTAGGACGGTATTGTCATACGTCATGGTAAGTTTAGCACCTAAAAGATTCGGTCCACCCCTGCTTGCCGTACCCGTGTTATTATCAGTGCCACTCCAGGACCAGTCTAATTTATTGGCTCCTGTATTATTAAATACTACTGTGTCATTGTATTGACCACATGCTGCAGATACACCTGCTAATGACGATGATGGATAACCATTACAATTTCCCTTGAATCCATCTATGTCTGTTCTTATTTGAGTTGTGGTAGATAAAACTGTTCCACTTGAATCTTTTACTTTAATGGTAATTGTATGAGAGTCTGTAGCTCCACTATCACCTTCACAGTTTCCAGCTTCATGGTCACAGTTTGCGATATCAATATAATTATTAAGAGTAATCCCATTGTCCAACATATCCTGAGTACGAGTATTATTAGTTAAATTGATATCATCGGCGGATAATGTTGCCGTGCCTGTAACTTCAAAATCTCCACCCACACTCCATTTATAGCCACAATTAGCTTGAGAAGTGGCACATGTAACTGTAAATCCATTTACAACAGTACCATTGGATACATAACCAGAACTACCAGGATTAATTTGGTCTGTAGAACTAGAATTCCAATCTACTCCATCTCCAGCATTGGGTAAAAGATTTCCTGTAGTTATATCTTCGGCTTTAACAGTATTAGAAAAACAACTTGCTACAGCATAGCAACAGAAAAATAGTATTGCGATCGCTTTAATTTTTATTTTGGTTGTGTCCATTTGACCTTCTTATTTGTAGATGTGTCTACTGGAAGAGGTGTAGAATCTATAATAGGTGCAATTGTTTCTCGTTTTTTCATACGTTTAACATATGCTTTATAATCAGGTCTTTCAAAATCATATTTAGTCCAAAGGGCTAAAGCTTCTTTTCCAATCTTACCATCGATGGGACAGGGTGTTCCTGCTTGTATCATACTTTCAAATACTCTTTCATCTTGGCATAAGATTGCGACTGCTGCAACTTTCATACCAAAGTCGTTTAAAATCCTAGCTAATTTAAGCCGTTCACAATTTTTGTCAATAAAATGTTTTCCTGCACTAACCCCAATGCCAAATGTTTGTACACCTGCTGAAGCTCCAACAGCACAAACATCTTGTGTCATTGAATTATAGGAAGGTGCTCCCGCAGTTGGAGGTGATGATCTTATGTCAGAATTTGAGGTGTTATTGGTGGTTGTTGTGGATTCAGAACCTGATTGATACGTAGTTGTCGATTCTGAAGTATATCCACCTTCAATAGCGGTATTGGTTCCAGAAACGTTAGTTTGGGTTGATCCGGCGATTGTTTTTGTTGAAAAAAATAATACAGTTAAAAAAACAAGTAGGAATCTTATTGACATGATCCACATTCTCCAGTGTCATCAATAACTAAACCTTCAGGTTCTTTACACTCACAATTGTCACATTTACAATCAGAATGATCTGCTTCTATACAATGACATAGGTGATTACATTTTTTACAAAATCTATTTTCCATCTTTTTTTTCAGGCAATCCACTTCCTAGCCATTTAACAAACTTCGTCCACGGCCAACAAATAATGCCTATTATTTTTTTAATCATCTTTGGTCTCCTCAATATTGTAGAAGAATCTATCAGAATCTTCTGTTTTCCATTTTCGACTATTTTCAACAGTCCAATCATTGGTTTGTACCTTCCAATCAGTCGGAACTTCATCTTTCACCGTAAAAGATGGTACGTTCCATATTAATCTATTGTTTGGCTGAGCTGCATAGTTGCCATTTTCAAGGGCTAGTATGTGCGCGCACTTATGTTCGTGCGGGATTTCCGAATGATCTGTATCGACTATATTACTCTCTGGGTGTGCCCAGTCAACTGTAAAAAGATAGTTTCCATAATGCCATCTCTTATCTTTTCCTATATATTTTCCAGATTGTCCGCTTAAGATATCGTAAGTAGTAATAGCAGGATAGTAACTGAAACAATTCCAAAGCTCCAACTCGTCAAGTCGCATCTGAGGAACTTTTTTGACATCAAAGCCTCTTTGGATAAAGGCGCTAATCGGTAAACGATAGAAGACAGCACCATTTTCCATAATTGCATGAAAGAGTATTGCACTCCCTGAAAGCGATGCCATCCCAAAGATGATACAGTCTTCAGCTTCTCCCACATGTCCGGAAAGGTCATAGAGATATTCCCTTCTGATCTGCGAATATATCGCAGGAATATTCGCATTTAAGTAAGCCATCCAACATAAAATCCTAGTATGTAATTATTAAAGTGCTACTATAATTAATATAATAACAACAACGGCTACGCCAATCACAATTTTTCTGTGATCTTGCCACAAGTGTTTAAGTGTTTCCATGTTTCCTCCTAATGTATTTGACCCCAGTTTTCACCAGATTCATAATCTACCTTATTTGGTACTTCTAGTTTAACTGCTGATTCCATAATATCAACAATTTGTTCTGCTTCTTTATCATCTTTTATCGAAATATCCAACTCATCATGTATTTGAATATGAGGTATAATATCCGCTTTATAGAGTTCTACCATAGCTTTTTTTGTCATATCTGCCGCAGATCCCTGTATTAATTTATTTAAAGCCTTATAAGTGAAAGCTCTCCTGATCCCTGGTCCGTGTTCCTGAAGTGCTGCTTCGTGTGTTAATGGCTTATGGATACCGAATACTGCAGGTTCCCATAAATGAAAACGGCATAATCGTCCAAGCAAAGTTCGTATCTGTCCACGATTTTGAGCTCTTCTTGATACAGTTTCCATAAGTTGTTTAACAAAAGGAACTTTATTGTGGTAAGTTGCAAATAGTTCTGCTGCCTTATTTTTACTCACTCCCAATTCAGCTTGTAACTTGGCTTTACCCATTCCATAAAATAATCCTAAATTAATAGTTTTAGCTTGAATACGAGGTATCTCTGCCATATCAGCTACTATCTTATGAAAGTCTGCTTCTCCTTCTTTGTAGGATTCTAAGACATCATAAACACCAGGTAAATTTTGAAGAGATGCGTAGTGTACTACGAGTCTTGGTTCTTGTTGCGAATAGTCAAAACACCCCCACTTACATCCTTCTTCAGGGATGAATAGACTTCTAATTAAAGGTCCAAGATCCTTGTTTCTTGCAGGAACTTGCTGGAGATTTGGATTCTGATACGAGAATCTTCCCGTAACCGTTCCTCCATTATCGGATCTCAGTTGATTAATTTCTGAATGTATTCTTCCATGATGTTCGTGTTTTAAAATAGTATCAATGAACGTGGTATGGGCTTTATTAATTTCTCTAGCTTGAGCAATTTTTTTTACTAAAGGATGCCGATGATTTTGTAAAAAGTTTTTAGTAAAAGAAGGTGCCTCTGTTTTTTCAGTTCGTTCATAGGGCAGTTTTAACTTGTCGAATATTTTTGCAACAGAAGTCGCAGCCCATATTTGTGGTTCGATGTTTGTTTCTTTTTTAATTTCTAGTAATAACTGTTCTTCTTTTGTTGCTAGTTGTTTCTTAGTTTGGTTCGCTTTTTCAACTTGTACACGAACTCCCTTAAAACGCATATCAACTAGACAGGGAAATAAATCTGTTTCTAAATTAAAAATTGATTCAACGTCTTGGTTAATAATTTCTTGTTTTAGCTTTTGCCAAAGATCATAAGTAACTCTGGCATCTTTTTCTGCATAGTTGCCTACATAGAGAGCTGGAAGTCTCCACATTTCTGCTTTAGGATCAATGCCCCATTCTTTAGCAGCGGTTTGAAGAGCGAGTTCATCTTTTCCATATCCTAAATATTCTTTACTGACACTATTTAAATCGTATCGCATTCTATTTTCATCAACGAGGGATGTGGCGATCATCGTGTCAACGATTAATCCATTAATTTCCATACCCATCGAACGAATCCAACAAACGTCATACATAGCGTTGTGAAATATTTTAACGGCATTATTTTTTAAGAGATCTCTAAACCAAGGTAAAACTCTAGTAGGTTCCATATTACCTCCACCCTCGTGATCGAAAGGGAAGTATCTACAATAATCATTGGTAGCAACTGAAATACCTACAACCTTACCTTCTTGGATAACAGCTCCTGAACCCATATGATGATTTAAATTAGGATCACAGGTTTCTAAATCGATAGCTATTTCGTCATAGCTATTTAAATTAGGTAGTTCTGTGGGTTTAACCCACTCTTTCTGTGCTTCAAATTTTGGAGTTATCACCACGTTCTACTTTCCACTTTCTATAGCCATCTATCCATTTCTCTTGTTTAATTTCTGTGAAAGTTATTCCTTTAGGAGGGTGGTAATGTCCTTCCATACGTTCATCAATATAAAAAAGTTTGACACCTAGTTTTTTCTGTAAAGCAGTTAAACTGCGATGGATGGGATATCCATCTCTTTTTCTTTTTAAGTAGGTTTTAATATCTAATAATTCTGTAATTCCATCAGGATGAGTTATAGAAATATCATAGGGACCATGTTGTTCTACATTTTTACAAACGACACACCCTTTTTTTAAAAAATAAATAATTGCTCTTTTTTCGTTAATTGTTCCCTTGGTGCTTGTTTTCATATATTATAAAATGTGTAACGTATCGTGATCTCTTCTCCCTTTTTGAGATCGCGTAAAGAAACGAGTGACCACTTCTTAGTATATTTTTCATCACGCAATTCTACTTTCACCACGTTAGGGGTGTTGGAATGATTAATGAATCCACCAAGTGGTGTTCTAAGAATTTCTTCCCCAATTTTAATGTGAGTAATACCAAGATTAGTTCCTTGGGCGATTCCTTCTTTGGCGAAGAGTCCTAAGCCATTGACTTTACTTTGTTTTATAGTGAGTGATTCGGGTAAAGGTTTATACATCAGCTATAATCCCTCTCGATGATCATTTCACAATAGTGAATTGCTTTCAATATATCTTCCTTCCCATTCTTTTCTTTATGCCTACAAATATATTTTATAGCACTGCCTTCTGCAAAGAGCAACTTATTCTCATTAATAAAGGTACTAGGCTGGATATTCATTTTTCTATAATGAGATCCTCCTATTTGTTTATCGTATGCACTCATAGAATATACCAAAGGTTCAATACAAAGCAGCATGCCCAAACAACCACAACTGTTTTCCACCAATGTTTTTTTATTAATATCATATTTTATACTCCTTTCTTCTGTCT